ACTTCTCCTGCTACTGGATTGCTGATAGAGCCGGTCGCACGATCAAGCGCCTCAACGAGCTTTACGCTACCAACGGTCAGGTCGGCTTTACCTGCACGGAGCGTGTTGACGGCAAGCTGATCCTTTCCGAAGGCATCAAGATTCTTGACATGAAGGCAACTTCCGGTTCTTAAGGCAGGGAGGTGAACGACCGTGGCTTTGATTTCAACTGAAGATGCGAAGGCCTATCTGCGCGTAGATTCGTCGGATGAGGATGCCACGGTCGGTATCCTCTTGGCCTCCGCAATTCGCTTATGTATTGATATTGCAAGACTTACGGATGATCAGTGGGAAGTGATCGACTCCGATGCCGCTTCTTCTGATGAATATACCGAGGCGGAGCTGTCTGCAATCCGGGAAACCATGAAGGTCGCTATCCTCTATACCTGTGCCTATCTCTTTGAGCACAGGGAGGAAGCCGACCACCATGCTCTTACCATGACACTACGCTCACTTCTTTTTGCAATACGGGAAGGAGCATTTTCATGAATATAGCAGCTATGAGGGTGCGCGTCACTTTCCAGAAAAATACGGTCATCGTCGACAAATACGGAAACCACAAAACCGGCTGGGCGGATTATTTCTCCTGCTGGGCGACTGTCGGCACGAGCTCCGGTTCCGAATCTTCCGGTGTAGTCATCAATCCGGAGGAATCGCTGGACTTCACCTGCCGCTACTGCTCTGAGCTTACGGATGTGGAATCGACAAAATACCGGATCATCGCAGAAGGCCGTACCTACAACATCACCTATGTGAATCCGATGGGCTATAAGCATAACAGCCTGAAATTCAACTGCAAGCTGGAGAAGAACGCATGAGTAGAAATGTATCAATAAACGAGATGGGTGAAGCCATTATGGAGGAGCTCGAAAAATATTCAAAACTCGCCACAGATGACTTGAAGGCCGCTGTGAAAGAAACTGCTGCTTCCGTCCGTAAGGATATTCAGGCAGGCGCTCCAGTCGATACCGGCAAATACAAGAAAAGCTGGTCAGTCAAGAATATGCATGAGGATTCACAGAGTATTGACCTCATAGTGCATTCGAGGAACCGCTATCAGCTGGCACACCTTCTGGAGCATGGGCATGTGAAACGTGGCGGCGGACGTGTTCCGGCACAGCCTCATATCGCCTCAGCCGAGGAGCGCGGAAACGAAAAGCTCGTCAATACCATCAAGCAGAAGCTGGGAGGTGGATCATGACATACGACGATGTAATCACCATGTTAGAGGAAGCCGGTCTGCCGCTTGCCTACGACCACTTTGCCGAAGGCGAGTCACCAGACCCACCCTTCCTCGTTTTTCTATATCCGGGCTCTGACAATATGTTCGCGGATGACACCGTGTTCAAGAAAATTGATGAACTGAACATCGAATTATACACGGACGTAAAAGACCCGGAAACAGAAACCCAGATCGAGGACATCTTAATCGCCCACGACCTGCCTTATGAGAAATCTGAGGTATGGATCGAGTCGGAGAAGCTGTACGAGGTCTTATATCAAACACAGATCATAGGAGGTTAAAAACTATGCCTAACACGAGTAACAAGGTCAAGTTCGGCCTTAAAAACTGCCACTACGCCATTGCTACGCTTGCCGCTGACGGAACTGTTACCTTTGGCACGCCTGTAGCAATGCCCGGTGCTGTATCCCTTTCGCTGGATGCTGAGGGAGATAATGATCCATTCTATGCGGACGACTCCGTATATTACATGGTTTCAAACAACAACGGCTATTCCGGCGACTTTGAGCTGGCGCTGATTCCGGAGAGCTTTCTTACGGACATCATGCATGAGACTGAGGATGCAAACGGCGTCATCGTTGAAAACAAGGATGTAGAGCCGGAGCATTTCGCACTGCTCTTTGAATTTTCCGGCGACCAGAGAAAGATCCGCCATTGCATGTATTACTGCAGCGCGACCCGCCCTTCCGTCACCGGCAGCACCAAGGAGGACTCTACCGAGGTGCAGACAGAGACGCTTTCCATTACAGCTTCTCCGCTCCCTTCCGGCATTGTGAAGGTCAAAACCGGTACGAACACTACAAGTGCTGTTTACGACGCTTGGTACAGCTCTGTATATGAGCCGAGTGCTTCAGTAAGTAGTGGTGAATAAGGAGGCGCGATATGGCAGTAACAAAAACAATCGAAGTTGACGGCAAAGAGGTGCAGTTCCGCGCCTCAGCCGCCATTCCTCGCCTTTACAGAAATAAGTTCCACAGGGACATTTATAAGGATTTAAACGAGCTGCAGAAAGGCATCGATGAAAGCGACGCAGAAAGCTCCAATCTGGACACCTTCAGTCTGGAGCTTTTTGAGAACATCGCATGGCTGATGGCAAAGCATCAGAATCCTGATGTCCCGGACACTCCGGAGGACTGGCTCGACCAGTTCAACACCTTCTCCATCTATGAAATCCTGCCTCAGATCATCGAGCTGTGGGGACTCAATGTGGAACAGCAGGTGGAATCTAAAAAAAACATCATCCGACAGAGCGGGAAATGACAACCCCGCTCTTTTTACTCCGGTGTGTGCAGATCGGGCTTTCCATCTCGGAGCTCGACCTGCTCACTATCGGGACTGTCAATGACATGTATGCAGAAATGAGCAACGACGATTACAACTATCCTGCGCTCGCGACACAGGAGCAGATGGATCGATTTTAACAGGAAGGAGGTCATCGCATGGCTGACAGAATAAAAGGCATAACCGTGGAAATCGGCGGCGATACGACCGGCCTTTCCAAAGCCCTATCCGGTGTAAACAAGGAAATCAAATCAACACAGTCGCAGCTGAAGGATGTCAACAAGCTCCTGAAGCTCGACCCGACAAATACCACGCTGCTCGAACAGAAACAGAAGCTCCTACAACAGGCAGTCTCCGAAACGAAGGAAAAGCTCACACAGCTGAAGTCCGTGCAAGACCAGATGGATGCTGGACTAAAAAACGGTACCGTCACCCAGCAGCAATATGATGCATGGCAGCGTGAGATCATAGAGACCGAAAACGAGCTCAAAAACCTCGAACAGCAATGTCGGGAAACAGATACTTCTATCACGGCAACACTCCGAGCGACCGGCTCTAAACTGCAGGAGGTCGGCGGGAAAATATCGGATGTCGGCACGAGCCTGTCTACGCATGTAACGGCTCCTATTGTCGCCATCGGCGCTGCCTCCATTGCAGCCTTTAACGAGGTGGACGCTGGCCTTGACATCGTTGCACAGAAAACCGGCGCTACAGGTGATGAGCTGGAAGATATGTGCCAGATCGTAAAAGACCTCGCCACAGAGATACCGACGGACTTCGAAACTGCCGGTGCTGCTGTCGGCGAGGTCAACACGCGTTTCGGCCTGACCGGGCAGGCGCTGGATGACCTCTCGGCAAGATTCATCAAGTTTGCCCAGCTCAATGATACCGATGTTTCGACATCTATCGACAATGTATCCTCCGTCATGAACGCCTTCGGCATGGACGCTTCCGAGGCAGATAATCTTCTGGATGCCTTAAACGCTACCGGTCAGGCCACCGGCATTGATATGGACACGCTGGCAAATGCCCTCTCCTCCAATGCCGCGCAGCTGAAGGAAATGGGACTCACTGCCCAGCAGGCCGCTGGCTTTATGGGCATGGTGGAAATGTCCGGCCTTGATACATCTGCCGCCATGATGGGCTTAAAGACAGCCATGAAGAATGCAACGGCAGACGGCAAAACGCTGGATCAGGCACTTGCGGAATTCTCCACTACCATGCAGGGAAGCGGAAGCGATGCAGAAAAGCTGCAGGCGGCCTATGACCTCTTCGGAAGTAAGGCCGGTGCCTCCATTTATAATGCCGTGCAGACCGGAAAGCTCAACCTGTCGGATTTCTCCGGCTTCCTCGGAGATTTTGAAGGCAGTGTCGAGAATACCTTCAATGAGACACTCGACCCGATTGACCAGTTTCAGATGACCATGAACTCTCTGAAGGAAACCGGTGCGGAGGTCGGCAACTCCCTGATGTCAGTTCTCGCTCCTGTCCTTAAAGAGCTCTCTGACAAGCTGAAATCCCTCGCCGAATGGTGGAACAACCTCGGAGAGCCTATGCAGCAGATGATCGTAAAAATTGCACTCGTGGCTGCTGCAATCGGGCCGGTACTTGTAATCGTCGGCAAAGTTATATCCGCTGTTGGTACGATTATGACAATTATTCCTACTGTTACCACTGCTATGGCTGGAGTAAAGACGGCGATGGCTGGTCTGAATGCTGTCATGGCGGCAAATCCGATAGGCCTGATCATTACGGCCATCGGCCTGCTGGTAGCTGCGTTTATCTACCTGTGGAACAACTGCGAAGGCTTCAGAGAATTCTGGATCAACCTCTGGGAAAAGGTCAAGGAGATTGCCATTACTATATGGACGGCGATCAAGGACTTCTTCGTCAGTATATGGGAGGCAATAAAGAACACCTTCACCACTGTGGCAAATGCAATCAGCAGTTTTCTTACCACAGCTTGGAATACGATAAAAACTACGGTTGAAACCGTGATGAATGCCATAAAGACGGTTATCTCTACAATCTGGAATGGCATCAAGAGCTTTTTTGAAACCATTTTCAATGCAATCAAAACTGTAGTGACCACCTATTTCAATATCTACAAGACGATCATCGAAACCGTCCTGAACGTGATAAAGACCGTGGTTACTACTGTTTGGAACGCGATAAAAACAGCTGTTGAAACTGTCGTGAACGCCATAAAGACGGTCATCACCACCGCATGGAATGCCATCAAGACTACGACCTCTACGATTTTCAATGCCGTAAAGAGCGTAGTCACTTCCGTTTGGAACGGTATAAAGAGCGCGGTCATGAATGTGGTGAATACCATGAAGTCCGGCATCAGTAACGGCTTCAATGCGATCAAGAGCACGGTGTCCAATATCGTAAATGGGATCAAGAGTACCATATCGAATGTGTTCAATACCATCTGGAGCACGGTATCCGGGATCGTAAACAAGCTAAAGAGCGTATTCAATTTCAGCTGGAGCCTGCCGAAGATCAAGCTGCCGCACTTCTCCATCACAGGCAGCTTTTCGCTGAACCCGCCATCCATACCGCACTTTTCTGTGGATTGGTATAAGAAGGCGATGTCCGGCGGCATGATCTTAAAGGATGCGACCATCTTCGGCCAGAGCGGAGGCACACTTCTTGGCGGCGGTGAGGCCGGTGATGAAGCTGTGGTCGGTGTGAGCTCGCTGCGCTCCATGATTCAGGACGCGGTGCAGGGCGCGGCTCTTTCGCTTTCCGGCGACCAGCCGCTAATTAACATACAGGAAATGAGCGTGCGTAGCGACGATGATATCCGAAAGATATCGCAGCAGCTGAACACGCTCCTCAATGCCGGCAGACGGGCGAAAGGATATATCTGATATGGGATTTTCATTTAACGGCACGACCTCGCAGTCGATGGGGCTTGCCACAAGAATAACAACTGAAAACCGTATGCCGGACCTTAGGAACAACACCGTCACCATGCCCGGACACGAGGGCGTGTTCGATTTCGGAGAGACTGTCGGCGAGAGGAAGATTCAGATTTCCTGCTTTATTCCTCCCGGAAAGAGCGATGCGAACTTCCTCGACTTGAAGGATGAGATCGTATCGTGGCTCAATCCCGATAACGGGCTGTGTCCTCTGATACTCGATAAAGAGCCGGGACGGGTATACTCCGCAAGGCTGAACGAGGGCTTCTCCTTTGACAAGGCGGTGCGCAATTCCTGCACATTCGACCTTGTCTTTTTATGTCCCGATCCGTATGCCTACGCCGCCACGGATGAGACTTTCACAAGTTCAGCTGCCGGAACAGCCACAATATCGAGATCGCTTGGGAACGCATACTCCCTGCCCGTGTATTCGCTTAAGGGAGTTATTCCGTCCGGCACGGGAACATATATCACGATAACCACGAACGGCAGCGAACTGAAAATCATCGGCAGCCTTGCAAGCGGTGAGACTCTGGTTATTGACTCGGCGCTTATGACGGCAAAGGTGGTGGACGCAAACGGCAATACGCTGCGGAACGGTCTGCCGCTTTTGTCGGAACTTAATTTCCCCACGCTGAATGTGGGCGCAAATACTGTGACGGTCGCTGTTTCGGACAATACTGTGACCTTTACGGAACTGGAAATATCGGCAAGGAGCCGCTGGAGGTGATTTGATGGCGCTTAAAAATACGATGAACACACAGGACGCCTTTACCGGGCAGGTGCCTTCCGCCTGGGGAAAAGACGGTCTGTGGCGGTTCAATGAATCCGAGCCGGACGCGAACACCTGCACAGCGGATTCCTCCGGCAACGGCAGGGACGCATACATCAACAACTGGAGCGGCACGACCGCCGACTTCAAAACAGGGCATCTCGGTAACTTCTTTCAGATGAACATCAACAATCCCTCATCTGAAAAGACATATCTCCGGGCGTCAAATGACGGCACGATGTTCTCGGATATCGGAGAGCGGATCATTGTCGGCGGCTGGATACGTCCGACCACTTACTCGGTCGGCAATACCTATACGCCTATCCTCTCCACCAGAGCGGGAACGGGCAATCCGATATTCTATCTGTCGCTTATCCGGGGAAAGCCAAGGCTCATGCTCTACAATTCCTCCGGCAGCCTGATACTCGACACATCGGTCACGCCGTCCTTTTCTCTGGAAAACGCCAAGTGGTACTTCATCGCGGCGGTCATAGAGCCGGACAATCAGAAGGCTTGGTACGTGGTCGGCGACAAAACCGGCGGAGAAGTGTGGATTTCCTCCGCGCTTACGATAAACGGAACGCTCAATCGCTCCTGCACGGCTGACCTTGTATGGGGCATGCTGAATACCTCCTACTGGTACGCGGGAGCGTTTGACGACTGGTTCTTAAACTGCGACGCGGATGTGACAGCCGATGATATTGCCGAGTGGTTCCTGAAATCCCTCTCGGCAAACGGCGCGGACACGGACGCGGATGTGGACGGACTGACCACAGAGGATGCAGTCACTCTGAAGGCAACGGACTCCGTGTATCCTTCAAGCGGTGTGCTGACCACAGCCGCCATTGAGTGCGGAATATCAGGCACAGGTAGGGTGTCCGTCAGTGCGGATGTATCACCGGGCGTGACTTCGGTCTCGCTGATAGAAACGTCAACATCGGACGATCTTTCGACCTGGACGGACTGGATCGCCCTTGGCACGGGCGGCGCTTTGCAGTCCCCGTCAAAGGCATATATCCGGTATAGAGTGACGCTTGCCACCACGAACACGGCAAGGACGCCGGTTCTCAGGTCGATCAATCTTTACGATAACCCGAAACCGTTATACTCGCAGCTCGGCTATGCCCGTCCCGTTATCCTTGACGGCAATGACAACGCTGTGGCTGTTCTGGAGAACGCCTACGACATCATCGTTACAAGCGAGATAAACGGCATTGATACTTTGGAATTCAAACTTCCGTTCAAGGACAGCAAACGAGCGTATGTCGAAAACGAAAAGCAGGTGCGCATTGTTTCCGATACCTACCGCATCAGGACTGTGACGGACGATAAGGACGAGAGCGGAAAAGCGATAACCTCGGTGTATGCGGAGGCGGCGTTCTATGACCTGTCATTCTCCGTCAAAAAGGAAGAAACATCGTTCACGGCGGACACGGCGGATGTACCGATGGCGTATGCCCTGCAGGGGACGGACTGGGAAATCGGAACAGTCAATGTCAGCACCAAGAGGACGTGGACATCGACAGAGAATAACGCGCTCTCCATCCTTCGGCAGGTGCAGAACCTTCACGGCGGCGACCTCATTTTCGATAACGCCAACAAGACGGTGAGCCTGCTGACTTTTTCCGGCACGGATTCCGGGGCATTGTTCTGCTACAAAAAGAACATGAAGTCCATCCAGCGCGTCATTGATACCACGGGGCTTATCACGAGGCTCTATGCTGTCGGCGCGGACGGCATGACATTTGCCAACATCAATGACGGCAAGGCTTATGTGGAGGACTATAGCTACACAAACGAAGTGCGTATCAAGACGCTCGACTGTTCCTCCTTTACGAATCCGTACCAGATGCTTGAATTTGCCAATATGCGCCTTGCGGATTATTCAACGCCGAGGATTTCTTATGTGCTGAAAGCGATGGACCTCACCGTCCTCACGGGTTACGAGCATGAAAGCTGGAACCTCGGTGATACGGTTATGGTGGCGGATGAAGATCTGGACTTATCCATCAAGACGAGGATCGTCCGCAGGGAGTACAACCTGCAGGAGCCGTGGAACACGGTGCTTGAACTTTCCACCACGCTCCGGGAGCTTGGCGATACAACGGCGCAGTGGGACGCGGCGGCGGATACCCTTGAGGGCGCGAACTACATCGACAATCAGCAGCTGCAGAACTTCGTGCCGTTCAACCATCTGAAGAATTCACGGGCGGATTCCAATTTCAGTTACTGGACGAATTCGGGCTTTTCGGTGGATACGGACAACGGTGTAACCGGCACGGCATCCTTTAAATGCGAGGGTGCGGCCGGCATTACAAAATACATGGAGCAGACGGTCACTCCCTCCAATCGTGACAGCTATACCTTCTCGGCGCAGATTGCCACGGAAAACCTCTCCCTCGGCTCTTCCGGGCAGGTCGGTGTGGAGATTGTCATTGAGTACGAGGACGGCTCTACGGAAACAAGAACGATAGACTTGATATCCTCGTCGGATTCGGAGGAATGATTATGGCAAGTTTTACTCATGTGCAGAAAGACGTCAGCCCGCAGTATGGCAGACCTGTGAAAATCACGGTCAGGGTATTTGTGTCAGACTGCACGGGAACGGTATATATCACGGATATGCTCCTGCAGGACGGCTCCCTTGCCTCCGGGTGGGTCGGTCATGTCAGTGAAATACAATGGACGCAGGACGGTGATTAAATGGCTGATTTTGAACGCTTTGTGGAAGTCATATCAAAGAAAGAGGATAAACGAGTGGTCAATGTCACCGTCCGTCCGTTTGTCACGGACTGCAATGGCGATGTGTGGTTCACCGACCTTATGCTCCAGGAGGGCGATATGCTGTCTGGTTACACGGTCAATACCGCAGAGCCGATGCTTGAAGAATATGATACCGCGGATGATTATTCCGTCAGCGGAAAGCGGTTCTTTAACGGCATCGTGCGAGGTTCTGCCACCTGCGTTATCTTCAATCTCGGAAAGACATCCGCGGGGCTGGACTACAAAATCTATCCCTTGCAGGATATGGCTGCCGGGAGCATTTCCATCGGAACAGGCTCCGGGGCACATAAGGCGGTTTTTAAGAATGCCGTTTCAGCAGGCGATGAACTTGTGCTGTCGGCATCGGAAAGGAAATGCCTGAAGAACGGCTCGGCTACGCCGAAGTACGGATTTTTCCAGTATTCCGTCGCATGGGACAGCAAGCATCCCATCACGGTGGAGGACAAGAAGTCGGCGAAGATATATGTGGAGTTTCAGGAGATGAAGGACGGTGACGCGTTTTTGTGATAAACAAGCGAAATTCTGATGAAAGTCCGATGAAATCCATTGACAAAGAAAGGTATGAAATGTATGATTAGTATGACTAAAAGAAAGGAGTACTTCTCAATGGATAAACCAGAAGGAAAATACGCGTGGACGGTAACGGTTGGCACGAAAGGACAGATTGTCATACCGAAAGAAGCGCGGGATGTGTTTGATATACATCCGGGCGACCATCTTCTGATACTTGCCGATGAAAATCAGGGCATGGCAATCCCGCCGAAGGATTCATTCGACGAATACTTCAAAAAAATATTCGGATAGCATCCGGGACTGGAGGGCGTGTTTATGCCTGTATTTTTAGGAATTCCGCTCATAGGGTGGATACAAATGATTATAGGGGTCGCTGTTGTCTGTTTTGTACTTGTAAAATACCTACTCAGACCAAAGAAGAGAAAGACAAGCGGATACCTAATCAAAAATGTTCATGTGATTGTTGGTGACGGCAGCGAGATGCATGGACAGAATGTTCTGATTAAAAACGGCTTAATTGAAAAAATAACGGAGGAAGAAATCACATCAAACTCCGCACAGGTCATTGACGGCAGCGATATGACGCTTATGCCGGGACTTATCGATTGCCATGTTCATATCCAAGGGCTGAACAACCGCAGCGATGAGGACAGTGACAGATTTCTGCGTGGCGAGATACCGAACATCTTCAAAGAAAGGGTCCTGCCCTACGGTATCACAACCGTAAAGGATCTGTGCGCTCCGAGGCACTTTATATACAAACTGCGTGACGAGATCAGGAAAGGAAAAATCGTAGGTCCGGAGCTCCTGGTCGTAGGGCCTAATTTTACCGCTCCCGATGGTCATCCTGCCAATACGCTCGGCGGGGATAATCCGTGGATAAGAAAAGAAATGGCAATCGAAGTCAGCACCGCACAGCAGGTCAGTGAGGGGATAAAGGAACTGAAAGCCGCAGATGTGGACTTTCTGAAATTTACCTATCAGGGCGGTGACTACTGGTATTTCGATAAGAAGCTTCAAATCAATAAGATTGACAAGTCCCTGATGCAGCAGATCATCCGTGAAGGAAAAGAAAACGGATTGAATACCACGGCTCACGTGTTCTACAAGGAGGATGTGCGCGATCTGCTTGAAGCGGGAATATACGGTATTGAACACGGCATACTTGATGAGGCGCTTTCTCCTGATGATGCCATTATCAATCTGTGGAAAGAAAGCGGAGCGCACTATGTGCCGACCGTAAACGCAATGACATACGAGAAAAATCCCGATTATCTTACGACCAATATGCACAATCTGAAACTGTTGTACGATGCAGGAATACATATTGCAATGGGAACGGACAATATGCTCGAAATGATGGGCGGAGAGGTTGAACACCGGGAACTTATGTACTATGTTGAGGCCGGACTTACGCCCATGCAAGCCATTGTTCTTGCCACTAAAAATGCGGCAGAACATTTGGGAATATCGGACCGAAAAGGACTTGTCCATGAAGGCATGGAAGCGGACCTTATACTGCTTGAGAAAAATCCTGCCGAAGATATTTCTAACATTCAGTTCATTGACAAGGTTTTCCTGAAGGGGCGCATTGTGTACTCACAAAAGGTTATCTCTTCATACAACATCCCCGATTACTCATATCCGCCAGAGGTATCTGTAATGAAATACAGGAAATCAGATAATGCGGATAAGAGAATCGTTGATGTGTCAGGTTTTAAGGACAAAAGCGAGATCATTCATACCGTATATACTGGGGATTCCGTGTTTTCCAATGAGGAATACACTGTAGAAAAGAACCTGTCATGCTCTTCGTGGCATTATTCAAGACCGTTTGATAATACCGACCTTACCGCAGTAAAAGACGGTGATTATATAAAACTCACCGGAACATTCAAGGGTAAGCCACAAGAAAAGACATTCAAGATCGGAGACGGCTTGTGGTATCAGATGATGGATATGGCAATGCCGGCATTTATAGCCTCTGATGAGAAACAGATTGTATTCTACTCTATCGGAACCGGCAACAATCGCGGCGCAATGGGACTCGGAGAATTTGCCGCCGAAAAAGCCGGTGAGGAAACGGTAGAGGTAGGCGGAAAGAAATATGACTGTGTAAAAATTACCTTTGTTCTTACAGCATTTTCATGGGCGTGGACAGGGCTGTACTGGTACGATAAGAAAACAGATCAGCTTGTAAAGAGCGGCGAAAAAGGGAAAAATGCAGTCAAAGCCGGATATCAGCTGATTACGGTTGAATAATTACTGAAACACACAGATTAGTTTTGAGAGTCGAGAAATCGGCTCTCTTTTTATGCTCATCGGGAGGTGACGCGCTGATATGAGCAGAGATTATTTAAAACATAGAGGGTGTATGGTGTGGACTTTCATGGGAAATACCAGGATGTATAACGCCCTGCGGGATTACGGCGACCGAATCAGCCAGATCGGACTTTTCTCCTTCAAGGTCAGGGTTACCGGGGAGATTTATGAAACGGGCGTCAGCATTTCCAGTATGCTGACCTATATCAATATGTGGCCGCACATCAAATGGCTTTTGACCATTTCCAATGACGGCACGAACAGCATCTTCAAGGCGCTCCGTGACAACACCGATGGAGCGCAGGACACCTTCCTCTCGGAAATCGTCCGCATCATGGAGAAATATCCGTGGTGCGACGGCATCGACATCGATCTGGAGCGCGGGGACGGATATTCCACGCACGCCGCATCCACGCAGATGTTCGCCAATATCTACAGCACGGTCAAAGACTATGACAGCACCAAGCTGATGAACATCTGCCTGCCGGGTATGACTTCGGTCAATGGCTCGGTCGGCGGCGAGAACTGGTGCGTGTACGCCGACCTCAATGATTACTGCGATACCGCCGCCATCATGAGCTACGGCATGGCGTGGGCAGGCTCTGCTCCCGGAGCCGTCTCTCCAAGGGACTGGCTTGAGGGCATTTACGACTACGCGGTCACGGTCATGAATCCGGAGAAGATATTCTTCGGCCTTCCTGCATACGGCTGGAACTGGCAGATTTATGATCTTCCTGCAAACCTCGGTAAAACCTATCGCGGCACATCAAATACCTATTACGCGGCAAAGAACTGGATGACCGGACAATACAACTTCACGGACGATGCTCCTCCGCAGCCCTTCATCCCGATCCTCGCATATTGGGATGATTATGATATGGTGCCTTGGGCGCTTCCGCAGGTCTACGACTTCA